GCTTTTAAACGCCCTTCCCGATAATGCCGAGTTAACCCGGCCTCCAATTTAGCAGGCAGATGAGAATGCACTGATGAGCGGTTTGGATTGGGAATACTCGGTCGCCGCCACATCGAGGTTGGGAGGTATATTACCGAGTCACCGATCCGTTGTATGACGGGGTAGGCGGCGTAACCTTGGGATACCCAGCATCTGAAAAGGGGATGCATACCCGTTCCTGCTATTACCAATCTCCGTTATCGTCTGATCCGTAGTCATCGTCTTGACTAACATCGGCCAACTTTTCCTCCCGCGCCCAGAATCGGTTAGTCGGAACTGGTTTATCGTTACCGATAAAAACAAGTCCATTACGGCGAGCCATTTCGAGTGTGTAGATCAAGCTATCCGAGCAGTTATCTACAAGGATTCCATTAGCATAATATACATTTTGGTTTTCGAGGACCAAGTTTAATACCCGTGCGTCCCTTGTTTCTTTTGATGATTGCACAATGCTTGGAGCAACACGTGCGATTATTCCACGGTTCAGACTTAAATTCTTTAGAACATACAATGCAAGTAATAGTATTTGTTTTATACTTTTCACGATTTGCATTTTGGAAGCAGGCTCCACTACAATACTTGGACTTGTTTTTATTTTGAGTAATGACTGGTTTTCCGCAATGCTTGCAACTTCCTTCGTGTTTTTCTCGCTTGAGAATACTATTGTAGGCGTGTTGGCTATGCCATTTTCTTCCTTCTTCTGAAGCGTGCCATTCTTTTGCGGCCTTTTGAGCAAGTTTAAGATTTTCCAAATTCTTTTTGCAATAATGTTCGTCTTTGAATCTTTCTTGCATGTGTAATCGCATGTGTTCCGATTTACTAAGGAGTTCCATATTTTCGATTCGATTATCTGTCCAATCGCCATTGATGTGATGGATTTCAACACCTTCAGGAATAGGCCCATTGTGTTCAATCCATATGACTCTATGTAGAAGTCTCTCGCCCGTAGCCTTGTTCCAGTCTTGATAATATCGACCAGTTGTTTGAAGGCCGTATTTGCGTCCGTTGTGAATAATGAATTTAGGATGTTCCATATAATTAGTCTTTCTTGAGACTCTATTGTATATGCGCTGGAGAGTTTGTCAAGCCTAACCCATCCATCCTCCCAAGTGAATACTCTATGCTTTCCTTTGCCTTCAAGAATACGTCCGTCGCTAAACTCTACCTTGCATATTTCATTATGAATTTCATCGTGGATAAATGCAATTTTTGTAACACCAAATGGAGTCACAACAACATCACCGGGGCGCAAATCTTCAATCTTTACTTGTCCATTTGGTGTTAGAATTAAAGTTCCTTCTACAAAGCAATCCGGCGAGTAACCAGTTCTCCCTTTAAGTTCATCCTTAGTCTCAATGGCGATCTTCTTGGATTTAATCGTGTATCGGCGCAAGCAAAGTTCACGGGCAAGTTCAGAAGCAGGATCAATGCCATAAATGACACGACTCTTAAAAGCGTGATAGGCTGAGTAGTAATATTCAGAAACAAGCCTATCGTAAACATCCTTACACATACGTTTATCAACCTCTGCGGCGATCCGCTCAGTAGGCTTACCCATAGATGAGATAAGGGCGATAGCCGCGCCAGAAGACTCAAAGCGTAGCCACTCACGGATGATAGCCTGTCCCACCCTTCCACCATCACCAGACACGTCCATACCGAATTTGGATGGTTGAACACCAGCAGCGCGGCATAAGGAAACAACCTCAGTAGCTCATTGGATTTCAAACTCAGCGGAGGCGTTAGCAGAGAGTTGGATTACCTTTTGACTCTCTAACCACATTACACGATTACGAGTGCCACGGACAAAGCCAAGTTTAGCGATAGTCAGAACGCATCGGTCTCCACCAACTGTAAATGCGGTATCGAATCCAGCTACCTTAGTAAACCCTTCAGAATCCCAAAGTGGTTCTTCGTTGGTGTCGGCGTTACGAATGAGATCAGCGGTTAGAATGGTCTGAGCGAATCCCGATTTCGGCCACCAACCGATAGCGTTACGAACATAGTCAATAGCATTCTCATCTCCGTAACATTGTTTGAGCATGATTTCTTGCTTCTTACGATCCATAAGAAACGGGAATGGGGATGGTTCATGGGCAGGTGCATCGAAGTTAGGAGACTTCATGCCGTTGTAGAACAAGCAAACACCAGTCTCGGTTTCCCACTTCATCATGTCTGGGCTGACAGAATCAAAGTTAGAACATCCTTTAGGCATTGCCCAACGTGTGTGCGGGTTGTCGCCTGCTGACGGGTTTCCGATACCGATAAAGGTAACATCGTTGTTAGCAGAAAGGTTGACGCGAGCGGTAATGGCTCCGAGTTCCATTTCAGGCAACTCATCAAGTGCCAAGCGAACGCGATCATTTTTACGACCACGGGTAGTATCAATAGCCTTTTGACCTTCGTTACCGGATTGGAAGGCCAGAGCCTTTATCGCATTGCGATAGTCTTTATCCTCATCGTTAGACGCGCCACCCCAAACGATCATGTGGCGATAGTCGATCAACTTACCAAACTGAACACGGGCAGATTTCCACAACTTAGAGATGATACCCCAGATACGGTCTTCGGATGCGCCCAATGTAGTAGTAGCAACCCAAGAAGAAGTGCAGTGAGGAGCGGAACACCAATCAAGATAAACCCATAAAGCAACAGGAAAACTTTTCCCCATTGAAGCCGCGCCAGCCAAGCAGATGTCAGTATTGGAACACAACTCATCCAGTGTCCGAATCAACTGGGTATTCGTATAGCCTCGATTGTAAATAGAAACTTCAGTCGGCCATTGGAGTTTAACTGCATTGAGAAAATGTTCAGATGGAGATAGTAGTTTAAAATCTGAAAGATTAATATTATGTTTTACGCAATACTCTTTACCAAACTCACCACGAGAAATTGAATAGCAATAAAGTTCTATACCAAGTTCATCCATGTTTTCTGGGAACTTCACGCCGTATTTTTGAATACCCTTGTTTGAAGAAAAAACTCTTGACATATCAATAAGAAAATATATTTTCGGGTGAAAGGCAAGATGAAACTGAAAAACAAAAACCTCGCTCCAGTCGGTGGGTTCTACTGGAAATATGAGATCAAGCGCAATAATCTCACGTTTCCTGCTATTGTTTACGGAAGCACATGGAGTAGCTTGATGCAGAATATCCAGAAAGACTACCGCTCAAACGGGGTTGAACTGCCAAGCAACATCGAGCAAATGGTGGAGGATCAAATCTGTCAGCGTCAACCAAGTGATCGTTGCTGGTATAGTGACGGACTTGGGGACAAGATTGCTCAAGCCATTCACACAGTAGCAGCGGTTACTGATAAAGTTTTGGGAACTAAACTTGAGCATAAAGCTCGCGGATGTAGTTCGTGTAACAAACGAAGAAATGCCTTGAACTCGTTATCGTAAACGATAAAGATAAACATTATGTCTCTAAGCATCGGCAATGATAATTTCAGTTTAGCCACTCTTGATGAGAATGGCAAGCCACCAGAAACACGAATCTCCAACGCCTCGCATTGTTGGAATATAGCTAACAATCTTAGGTTGGCTAATATCGGCAGGGAAAATAAAAGGATTCGCATTTTCAAAGCGTATAAATCTTTCCCGCCTACGGGTTACAGTAAGCTCGCAGAAAAACGACTACCTTGGCAATCTGACGTAAACTACGGACAACTTGCATTTATTGTAGATAACCAGAAGTCAAGTTACTACGATGTGATTACGGAGCGTCAAGCTTGCTGCACGATCAAGACCAAATACGGAAATGAAAAAGAGCGATTGGTTAACACCGAAAACATCACCACTGCATTCGACCAAGCAATCCGTGAATGGCCCGGATACCTTTACAACGCAGAGCAAGACCTTGAAGAAATGTTGTTGTATGGAAAAGGGATTGGAATGTGGGATTCACCAATGGGATGGATGCCAGAACACGTTTACCTCTCCGACCTCCTCTTTCCAGACGACATTAGGATCGACTTTTCGAACCTTGAAGAGTTTGTCCGCCGTGTCCGTTTGACCCCATACGAACTCTACAAGAAGATTGAGGATCGCGCTGCGGCTGAAGCAATGGGTTGGAATGTCGATGCAGCAATTGACGCTATCCGCTTCCATAGGGCATTCAGTAACAACCGCAAAACTCGTGAAGATTTTTTCCGCACGATCAGCGAATCTGGATTCAACTGGTCATTGTCTGTAAACCAGAAGATCGACCTCTACGAAGTATATTGGAGGGAGTTTGACGGCACAATTTCGAAAGCGATTATCCTTCAAGACTACCAGCCAATATCCGACTACATCAACTCCAATATCAAGGGTGCTGGAAAAATCAGCGAAGATGATGTCCGAACCCAGCATGGGTTTATGATGCTTAAGGTTGGACTCTACAACTCATGGGATGAAATTCTGTATATGCTTACTGACTCAGTAGGCAGTGGACTCTTCCAAGACATTAAGAGCCAAGCTGAGTCGGCGTTCGTCGCGTGCCGTCAGTATGACTTTACGATGAACTCGTTGGTTGATGCTGTCCGACTCAACTCCATGCTGATGATCGAGGGACAAGGGCCAGACTCAACGAAGATGTTGAAGCAGATGGAATGGTTGCCAATTAGCGTAATGCCAGATGGGGCGAAGTTCATCCAGAACCGCTTCCAGCTCCCAGTAGCAGAAAGCATGAGCTTCATGCAGTTCTTCATGGGAGATATGTATAGGGGCATGGGGCAGTATCGAATCAACGCGCCTACAAATAGTGGTGGGCAGCGCACCAAAGGCGAAGCAGAATTGGATGCCGCCGAGTCGGCAAAACTATCTGGAACACAGATTCGCCGATTCAACGAGTGCCAAACTCTTTACTTCAAACAACTCTACAAACGCTTTGTAAACGCGAAATCAAGCGATGATGGGTATGAATTTGTGAAGAAGTTCTACGAGATTCTCGAAGAGCTTGGAACTCCAAAAGAAGCTGCTGCTTGGAAGAACATTACCAGCATCCGTTCTAACCTTATCAATGGTGCAGGTAGCCCATCATTCAAACTTATCACAGCAGAAAAGCTGCTGAACATCACAGCAATCACTCCAGCAAACGAAGGGCAAGAGAACGCAGTTAAAGACGCTATCGCTGCGCTATCCGGACGAGACAACGTAGCTCGCTACCGGAATATCAAACCAAGCAAGATCGACGATACGGCGCGTATCATTGGATTTGAGAATGCTGGCATGACTGATGCTTTTGTAAATCCAGCAAACTTCCCAGTGTTGCCAAGTGATCCGCATATTGAACACGTTCAAGGTCACTTCCAAGACTTGGGAATGCAATTGCAGATGAATATGCAGGCTATCCAGCAAGGCCAACCAAAGCTGGAAGACCTATCGCTGGCAGTTCGTTCCGTTCAATTCAAGGGTGGGCATATCATGGCACACGTTGAGTTTATCAGCAAAGACCCATCAAAACAGGATTTCTTGAAGCAATTCATGCAAGGCATGGGTGAAGTTCAAGCTATGGCTGACGAACTCCAGCAGGTTTATATTCAGATGGCAGAAGCTGAAGCTCAAAAAGCTG